TCTTCGAGTACTTCGTCAGGAAGCGTAATGAAAGGTTCGCCGTTTTCGTCTTCTTCGACTTCAAGAATGTAGCTCATTTGGTCAAAAGCTTTTCCATAAGCTTATCAAGCTTATCGTTTATCTGCCGAAAATTGTTATGCATTTCTTGAATCTCGCGAAGAAAATCAACTTTTAATACGTAGTCCAAAGGCATACGATTAATCTGATCTTCCAAAACATCAATTCTGCGTTTTTGAGAATTCGTGTAGTCAAGGGCTTGCTGTATTCGCTCCCTTTGTCTGTCTAATAGTTTATTAGCAACCCAAGATCCACCTGTAATGGCAGATACAATTGCCGTAATCCCAATGGCAACATACTCTGGTCCCACAACAAAAACTCTTTTTTCTAATTCTAAATTCAGTAATCGATCTGAAGTTGTCCTTTTCTTGCTAAACCAGTAACAAGCCAGACGAGAGCGTCAACACAATCGTCGTGCCCACTGACACCAAAATTTGTAAGCTCTTCAAAAAGATTGGTGAAGTTGCGGAAACGATTGAAGATAATTTTTCGATCTTCAAACATACCCATAATGCCACGGAAGCGTGCGAGTTTGTCAGCACGGAAACCTTTGACCGGATGCCAAATCAAGTTGTAAAGACCCTCGTTATTTAAGCAGATGCGTTTAAAGTCCGCCTCAAGAGATGCCTGATACTGAACAGCCTCGCTCCAAATATCACACGTTGAATAGGTTGGGAAATAATTGCCGTTATCATCTCTACCGATAATTGACCAATCATTTAACAGCTCTTTCATTACGTCAAGTTTTTCAAGGTTACCCATGACGCGAAGCCTACGGTAATCAATAATATGAATCCGATCACCAATACGCCCACCAAGAATCATTACCGTGTAATCATTTTTTTCTTTTGTACCGGCTGACAAGTCAACCCCAATGCCCAGCGTATCAAATTCAGTTGCAATCTCAGCTTTAACGATCAGTTCTGGCGCCAAAGACAATTCATTTTGTCTGACGATTTGATTCATGTACTGAAATGAAAAAGCAATTGGAGCCTGCCTTTTCTTTTCTTTTAAATAATCCAATGACCACATCTCTGGCCAGTAAGACTCTTCATCTCCGGTTTTAGTATTTGTTTGAATGGCAGAAAGAACAATCTGACTCCAGTTATTTTGTTCGTTAAATGTAGTTGAGTGAATATCGTCATGCCTGAAACGCGTACCAAGGCAAATTGCTCGCGCACCTTCAAACATCGTGGGTGCAATAACTGCGTTCCAGTTTTCCTGCATTTGTTTACGAATGTCAGGGTTGGCAATATCAGCGGCAGACTTGATGGCGTCATCAATCATGACCAGGTGTGAACGCTTAGAGGTCACCGAGCCCTTGAGACCTGCAGCACAAAGCGTAAACTGTTCATCGCCAGTGGTGTCAATGCCGGCAAAACGATGATCGATGGACCAGTACTCATTACTGGTCACGTTCTTCATCAACCGAACACTTGGAAAAACTTCTTGATATCGCTTGCTTTCAATGATCCGTTTGATCGTGGCCGATTTAGAACGCGCAATATCGACCGTGTAAGAAAGGTAAAGAATTTGTAGCGGAAGCTTGGCTTGTGTATGAATTCCAATGGCCCAGGCGGTAAGCAAGCCAAGGACCGTTGACTTGGCCGATCCCCTGGGAGCAAGCAGATCAACATTGGGGCCAGCAATCTTAATCAGACAACTACTGTCTTCATGCGTCACAAAGTGACGATGCCAATCAAGATGATGCTTAGCGGGAGGTTTATCCGCTACGTATTCACAGAAAAAACCAAAGTCTTCTCGGGCTAGTGCCAAAGAATCTGCATTGCGCGGAACACGAATCTGTTGTTGCCGTGCAGCAGCGCGAGCGTTGCGCCTATATGCAAGATGCGTATAACTTGGCACGAAATAAAATAGCCTTCTATTTGAATGCTACCTTATTTTTTCTTCTTTTGTTCTTGATACTTACGCGCCTTGTCAAGAGCAGCCTTACGTTTCTCTTTGTCAGACATCTCAGTTCCGTCTTCGTTCTTGGCTTCTTTCTTTTTGAAGTGCTCCAGAAGCTCAGGAGGCATTTTATTTTTTGCCATTACGATGCAAGTTTGTCGAGAGCAGTGGGTTGAGGCTGCGAACCTTTGGGAGAAACGCCTTGAGACTTTGCAGCATTCATTGCACCTGAGTATTTACCGGCCATTTGTTGGCCTGGTATTTTCTTCCCTGCTCCCATTACAGTTTGTTTGACTATTAATATTTTATAACAAAGATTATTCTTCTAGTTGCATTCGCGCCCAAACACTCATTGTTGCTTCTTCCAGGGGGATTTCAATCGGATCATCTTTAAAGATGAACATGAGTTCGCGAATCGCTCTATCCGCACCAGCCATGAGCAATCCTTTTCGATCCTTGGTATTTGTAAATTTCTCTACTTGATCAATATGACCACGAATCTCTTTTTGCATTGAAGCAATTCGGGCTACACCAGCATCTCTTTTAACTACGCCATTTTCCACATCTTCTCGCAATTTACGCACGTCCTCCTGCATTTCGTCAATCTCATACAGGAGCTTCTTGCGGTGATCAGGTTTTTTGTAATGATCTTTAACCCAAAGATCGCACGCAGAAATAGTCCCCTTGTAACCAAGGAAACGAGAATAGAGATAGATTTCAATGACAGAATAATTATCTGCGGCAAACGCGCAGAATGATTCTTGGGTAGAAGCGTCTAGATTATCGACCCAAGAATCAAATAACTCAATATCGATAAGCTCGTTGGGCCTGGCCGTAATCTCGAGCTTCTTCTCCTTCTTTGAATCGCTGGGCTTGTTCGGAGGAAGTGCGCTGTTCTTCTGCGCCCTTACCGATAGTTTCACGTTCTTGTTCACCAGCGCTCTCCATTTTTTTCTTGGAAAATTCGTACGCCACGCCAGCAGCTTCCTTGTACTTCTGGAGATCAAACCAGTCGTCAACGCTATACGTGCTGGAAGGAGTGCTGGTCATGGCGTATTAATGTTACAAGAAAAAATCAGAAGTTGCTCATCATTGAGGCAAGGCCTTGAGCAAAGATGTCCCTGCGGCTCTCTTTGGACTTTTCGCCCTGTTGCTTGATCTTAGAAGATTCCAGTTTGTCAAGGAGTTGCTGGAACTTATTAATGTCAAAATAGTCGGTTTGAGCGACAGTCATTTGTCTTTAAAAGAACTAAATTAATTATAACAAGTTAATTCTCAACTAAAGTTAAACGCACCAACAAGAGCCGTATACAGTCCACCTTCTTGTTGAATCTTGGCAATTTCCTTGCCGCCTTCGTTCTTCAGTTTTTGAGTTTCCTTGTCGATTTCACCCTGGAGGTTGGTTAAACCTGCACTATAAACAAACTTTTTGGTTTCTTTAATAGCGTCAAGGTTGGCCTCAATTTCACCAGCGGTGCCCGTAAATTCCGTTTGGAATTTTGGAATCTCAACACCGGTTTGTGCGGCAAGATCCCCAACGTACTTGGGAAGGAAAGTCTCTTGTAATTTAAAATTATATGTTTTTTGGCCGGCCTCATTTTTCTTGGCCTTACCAAACATCGTTTCGTAATAGTTATCAAGATAGCTCTTATTGAACTTCTCTTGATATTCATCACTCAACTTAAGGGTTTCTTTCAGGTCACCAACAGATTTGTAGTAACCGGATTGGAAACCCTTTTGTGCTTTGGTAAGCTGCTCCGCAGAGGGACCTTTGCCAAGCAGTTCTTCGTACGCAGTTTCAATCTGGGACTTTTGCTGTCCAGGCTGAATCTCCGTCAAATAATAATCAGTGAGTCCTTGAAGAGCCTGGGGCTGAGGACCAATGTCGTATTTAGAAGAATAGTCTTGCAGCTCCGCTTGCGCTTCTTGATAAGAAAGTAAACCACTGGAGAGCTGTTTCTTCAGCGTTTCTTTGAAAGGATCAAAGCCAAGAGTGGCGGCCTGCTTTTTTGCGGCCTCCTGCTCTGCTTTAATTTTCTTTTCTTCAGCCACAGCAGCATCAGCCTTCTGCAGCTGTTCCAGCTGGTATCTCTTCAGCGCATCACCATACGGATCGCTTGGTTGTACATATGTTGGACTTCCACCGCCTCCAGAGCCACCCATGATTTATCTCCTTAAGTAAAGTCAGATGCAATAGGACCAAACAAACCACTATATGCGCCACGAGCCTTAGCACGTTCAAGGCGTTCTTGGAACATCGCAGCTTGTCGTGCTGTGTCCCGCCCTAATGCCGAGGTAGCAAACGAAGCCTGACGACGCATATCTTCTTGGCGACCCGCACGTTGCAGTGCGCCAAGCTCACCAAATTGGAATTTCTGTGCTTCTTTTTGACGTTCTAATTGACGAGGAGCAAACTGTTCTTGCAAAAACGGACCCATCAGTCCGTAGGCAGCCTCCAGAGATTTTTGATTCTGAGCAAGCTGTGCAGCAAAGTTGGCACCTTGAACCTGAGCGGCTACAGCTTTATCTGCAGCACTTTGGCCCATAAGGCCACCAAAGATGCTTGCACCAGCTCCAACTAAAGAACCAAAAAAGGGATCAATTGCCATACTTTTTCCTCCTGCTAAATTCCCGGTTCCTGACCCAAAAGCCAAATTTGTAAAATCTGACCCGCCCCCAGAAAAGACATTTGAGTAATCCGGGAATGCCATAGCATTAGTCTACATTAAGAAAAATAAGTAAACTCAGGAAGCGCCCCGTAAGGAACATACCGACCTTGCGAGACAGCGTCAACACCTCTAAGTGCAGCAGCAACGCCAAGTTCTCCGCCGCGCAGACGAAGTTGATTGGCTAAACCAAAGGCCTGTGAAATTGTTTCCGGAATTTGACGTGAAAGAGCATAAGGATATGCTTCTTTCATCTGTTGTTTTTGGAACGCAAGTGCATCCGCAAGTTCTTGTTTCCGGGCTTGCGCACGAGTTTCCGGATTGAGATTCTGCATCACTCCATAGGCAAGTGCCTTGTCAAGAGTCAAATCAGTCCCTTGAGCACTAGGGGCGACTCCCGGATTTGCACCAAAAGATAAATCTGGTGCAGAAGCACTATAAGCCTGAGGATTAAATTTGATATCTGAATATTTAAAAGTGGGGAATGCCATAATTACCCCCGATACTGGAAGGCGGAAGCAGCGTACGGATTAGCAGCGGTCAGCATTTCACGCGTCGTAGCACCGGCTTGAGCTTGGGCGCCGCCCGCAAGCTGAGCCATATACATTTGACGATTTAATGCACCAGTGATTTGTCCTGTCTGCTGATTGAGTTGCATTTGGCGTTGCATTTCTGCATCGCGGTATTGGTTTGAAATCGGCAGCATTTGCTGTGCAACTTCAACTTGAGTGCGGCCAGTGGCACGAGCAATTTCTGCAACAGCTTTCGGATCCAAACCTCCGATTCCAGTGCCAGTGCCAGGGATCAGGCCAGGAGACTGACCGGCTTCGCGTTGAGCGCCAGTAGCAGCCTGCGCGGCTTGGCCAGCAAGACCGGCAACGCCCTTAAGCAGGGGGCCACCCAGGGCTGCGCCTGCAATAGCGCCAACAGGTCCCAGGGGAGAGCCAAGCATGCCGCCAACAACTGAGCCAGCTGCGCCCATAGGATCACCTTGAAGGAGCTGAATGCCGCCGCCGACCAATGGAGCGTAACGACCAGCAAGACCTAAGCCTTTACGTGCAATTGCACCAGCGCCCCCCTGAGCTGCAACACGAGAACCAACTGCTTCGGCAGCGGTACTACCGGCTTCTCGTGCTTTATTAAGTGCACGATTAAACATTTCGCCGCCGATTACATCCTGCAAACCGAAGCCAGGAGTTCCAGTCTGCGGAGTAGGTTGTAAAGGCCTGCCGTACTGATCAACAAGTGCCATGGCTATTAGCTATTACTTTGTTGTTTTAATACTTTAATTTTACCAGCCTACATGTTTTGCTGGTACTCAAACGTAGAAGGTAATTTTTCAGGGCTATTTTGCGCAGAAGCAATTGCTTTGTTGGTTAAATTACCAAGCATGGCACCAGCTAAAGAGCCAGCAAGCGTAATTCCAGCGCGTCCCCTGGTGGTTAGCCCAGGGCGTTTGAAAGCTTGCTGTGCGCCAATAACCCCACCTGCCAAGGCGCCGGCAGATTGCAAGCCAACAGGAAAACCGACAATACGAACTTCGGGATAACCTTCAATATTTTCAGTCGTTCCTTTCACAATGCCAAGGCCAAGTAAACCACGATCTTGGTACTGGCTCTCCATTACTTTTTTATAACGCTCGGGAGTCAAGCTGGGAATATCTTCTTTTGCAGTCTCGTATTTCAATGGTTCGCCACGGCGTCCCAAGAAGAAACGATCAAACAGCTCAATGCCAGGTTCTACGGTTTCCCTACGATCTTCTGAACCTTTTTCTGCGTATCGTTGTGCATACCCTTTAGGGCGAAACATTTCACCAGGGTTTGTAATATCAAACGTACCGAGAGAAGCTGCGACCGGTGCGCTGATAGCTAAAGTAAGTGCAGCACGTTTGGCAGGGTTTTCAATATCGCCAATCTGAGGGACAACCTGTTCAATTGCTTTTTCAGCCAAAGCCATTGGATGGTTGTACCGCCAATAAAACTGACGGGTTGAATCTGTGCCAACGTCAGTTAATAGTCGAGCAGCATAGGCGCCAGCAAATTCAGCTGGTGTTTTTAACTGTGGAGTAACTTGTCTTACCCCTGCATCAGTGACAATTTTTTCTCCTTGACGCAGAGCTTTGTTAAAACGAGGATCAAGAATGCTGTGTCGATAATCCGGAGAACGAACAATAACATCGCCAACAATCTCCGGTTGGGCGCGTCGATTCATGTAATCGACAGCCGTTTGCCAACCCGCCTGCAGTTCTTCTTTTTGACGACGCAAAAAATCCGCAACGCCCATTAGTACACCCTCGGGGGAAGCCCTTGTGTTTGATATAAAGTGCCGTCTGCAGTTTGAGGATAATAAAAATCATTCAGCATTTCTTGTTGGCCAAGCTGTTGCTGTTGTGTTACAAGTTGATTTGTATTCTGTTGCTGTTGCATTTGCAAGAACAACGGTTCAAGCGTTACTGGTGCTGCAACACTACCTGCAAGCATCGCTGCACTTTGCTGCCAGCTTGGCTCATAGGCCATCTTTAAGTTTTTTGGATCAACAGGTGTACCTGCTTTCATTTGTTCAGGCGTGACGTAAGCCCTGTATCTTCCTGCGTATTGCGGGGCGAATTTAGAAATAGCACGAGAGCCCCCGTAACTCAACCCAAGATCAGTGGCGCCAATAATTAAACCTGCTAAAGGATTTCCTGTTGTTAAAGCACCAAGTCCAGCAGTAGCAACCGCTCCGGGAAGAGATGCGCTTAATAGTTCAGAGCCGCCATCTTTTGCCAACCGCGCCATTGTTTGAACAACGGGCGACTCGGGCATCATGCGAGCAGCACGCTGTAATACTTGTGGTTTTGACAGCAATGCGCCCGCTAATTTAAACATTTCTTCTATCTCAATAACAACATTCTATCTTTTGTTATCCAACGGCCTGTTGTTCTTCTTCTTCAGTTTTAGTAGCTTGTTGTTCTTCTTCTTTCGCTTCTTTTTTAGTTGGGGTTTTTTCTTCTGAGAGCAACTGAGCAACAGACTGTTTATTCTCCATTTCATTTTCAACGCGAGCTTCTGCTGCTTTCATCATGAATCCGTTGGGATCAGGATTCTTCAACCTAGGCATTGGATTTTTAGCCGCTTTGCTTGGTACCAAGGTTGGACTAATTTTGTAAGCATCAACCCAGGCGGGATTAAAATCGGGTTGATCTTCTGGGCGCTGCTCCGTATTTGGACGACCTGTGTCAAAGTCGTAATCAACGGGGCGATTAAAACGACCAATGCCTTCAAACACTTCGTACTCCGGCGTTACCTCTTTGTTGTCGTCAAAGAATGGTGCGTTGGAGACAAAGTTAAGCGTAGGGTTCTGAACCAATTTCTTGGTCATTGCCCGTTTTAAGAGGTCTTGATCAGTAAACCTTGAGGGGTTCCAGGGATATTCCCCTGTCTCTGGTTTAGCCCGAAACAACTCATTAAAGTCGAGTTGTTTGGTGATCGTTCCTTTTTCATTAAAAGGGTTAGTGATATAACGACCAAGTTCTAATCGGGCGTCTTTAGCCATCGGTTATCAACCTTTCTTTTCGGATTTTTTCTTTTTCAATCCTACTAAAGTCTGGCGAAGACGCGCTTGCTTCACCGTTTTTTCATCATATTTTTCTGGGTTTGCCAGTACATTCTCTTGCAACTGAGCAGTGGTAATACCTTTCTTTTTGGCTTTAGCAGTGAAGGCGCCCTCCTTCATCTCCATGCCTTGGATCCACTTCTTTTCTTTCTTCTTTTCAGCCATGATTAAACTCCAAATTTACCGCGACGGCTGATTTGTTGACGCAAAGGTTGCGACTGACCTAATACGCTAATGCCGCGTTCTTGCATCATTTTATCAAGAAAAGCCTGTGCCTCTTCAGGGCGACCAGATTGTTGAAGCTGACGCAATTGACTTGCAACATCAAAAGCTTCACGTGCAGCCTCCGGTCGTGTAGGAGGTTGTTTGCCATAACGACGATAACCTCCACGCGCTTGTGTTGGTTGTGTCAGTGCTTCTTCTGTATAAACAAAGCCTTCGGGTGTTCTTGTTTGTGGATCATCAACACCAAAAATAAATGGTCTAGGCGTTGTAACACCACGCTCTTCTCCTTCAACTTTAATTTCTTTTTTTGCTTCAACTGCACCAGCGCCAAAATCTAAATCACCCGCTTTACCAGGTCCTTGTTCACCATAGATTCCGACACCAGGGCGTCCCGTCATGCCTCGATAGCTGGTTTTAGAACTCGGACGCACCATAACGCCTGGAGCCGACTGTCTTGGCTCCGTTCGTATTTGGCCAGGATCAACCTGCTCTTCAAGGAACCCACCCTCTTCTAACGCTTTAAGTTGACCAGAACGAGACGCCGCCTCTTCACTGAATCTTTCGGCTTCTGTAATATCACCATAAGAGACCATACCAGTGCGGCTCATTACATCTTCCGTGGAATATGAAGGAAGAGACGCTTCAAGTGCTTGCTTCTGGCTTTCGGTAAGCTGAGCTTGGCGCCGAGCACGGGCTTCAGTTAATCCACGAGACATTGCATTTTGAACTTGGGCCTCACGACTAAGTTGAATTTCTGCAAGCTTGTTAGCAATTTCGTCTGCACTAAGGGTTGGTGTAGAAGGACCGGTGAAAGTACGACCTTCTGTTGGGGTGCCAGGGGGCAAAACTGTATAACGACCAGGGCGTCCTTGTTCCCCGACACGGCCTTCACGCGCTGTGAACTCAACACCACCGCGACGAATATTAGTTAAACCAGTAAACGGTTGAGCTTCCGTAACAACAATTTCTTCCCCAGCAGAAGTACCATATTTTCCTGGAAATTTTACGTAAGGTGATGGTGTTTGTTGAGATGCAGCAGGATATTGTCCAATAACGGAAACAGGAGTTGGTGTGCGATAACGCTGTACTTTTTGCGCTTTTTCTTGAATACGTGCACCAGGTTGCTCAAAAACTGTTTCACGAAAAACATAAACAGGCTTTGTTGCAACTGTTTCTGCTTGATCAACAGGTAAACCATCAGCAAGTTGAGAAGCAACTTGATTAATAGCTGCATCAACATTAATGCTGGAAGCGGCTTCCGGCGATTGTTGTGTTAAGCGTGCCAGCTGTTGATCGACTGCGTCTTCTGCCATTTCAATGGCAGCTAAGTTGGTATCTTCGTTTCGCTGAAGAGCAGCTTTAACACGACCCGTGGTTTGATCTTCTGCCGAATTAACGGCATTTGCAAAATGATCAACTCGGGTGACAATACGGTCTTGATGTTGATCAACTAATGTATCTGCTGCGGTGTAACCTTGGTTGCGTAAATATTGATTAGCAAAATCTTCTTGAGCTGCTGCTTGTGTAGTATTTGCTTCTTTGAGAATTGCGCTTCGAGCTTCTTCAGCCCGCTCAGATAAAAGATTGCGATATTCCGCTTGAGCTTTAGATTGATAACTACGTGCCTCTGAAAGTTCTTCTGCTGTTTGTTGTTTAACTAAAGATAAAAGTTCAGGATCTTCTAGTAAACGTTGACCCGCAGCTAGTTCTTCTGTTGTTGCGCGGCCAACGGGAAGAGCTTGGAATGTACGTCCTTGAAGCTGTGCCGTACCAGGTTGATCTAAGACTTTAACAGCGACCTGCTCAACGGCCTCATTTAAAAACTCGGTTGGGCTTGGGGTAGCTTTTGTTAAAGCGCCTGTAACTCCAGCTCGTTCTTTTCCGCGAGCAAGAAATTGATTAGCCGCAGCTTTATTGGCTTCATCGGGGAGATCGTTTAAAACCGCTTGAACAAGTTGATCGAGGTTTGTTTGTACAACACCTTGCGGACGCTCAGCCCTGGCAAGACGAGTCAATTCAATCCCACGTTGCTGACGAGCCACGTCTGCGGGTACCGCTCCAGCAGCACGACGGACTTCCGCTGCAGATGGCGCAACCTTAGATGGAGCAACTGCCCCCGCACCCCGGAGCAAACGCCTGGCACCATACACACCAGCGGCAGCGGCCCCTGCACCAAGGGCTAATTTACCCAACGTATCGAGTAAACCACCTTGATCTTGTTGATTTTGTGCGGCTGCGCGTTGTTGTTCCTGTTGGTACGCAAGTAAAGCAGCTTGTTCCGCAGGCGTCATATGCTTAAAGGTTTTATCGCCCGATTAATTGTCTTTCAACATTCTATTGTTGACAAATCTAAGAAAAAGAGGCGTTATAGTAAAAGAATAAATCAAAAACAGGTCGAATGGATCCCGATACGCGCTCAAAACGCATCGAAGCCCTAGAAGCGATTAAAAACAAAGCCCTGTCTATGGCGAACCAGGGGGCCGATTCGTTAGAAGTACGGAATTTTGTGGTTGATGCCAAGAAAGAACTGGCGTATGAGCTTCCAGACCAAGAAGCTTTTACCAAGGCCATGAATGCAACGCTCGCATACAAGGCAAAGAAGGGAAATTGAGAAATTTTTGACAATGTAAAGTTGGCCGGGGAGAAATACCCCGGTTTTTTTGTCTAAAAACTGGGACAAATAGTAGTTTTTTACTACAAAAACGCACTTTTACTTAAATTTAAAGCCCCTTGTAGGGGCAAAAAGGGGACAAAATTACCTGACGCTTCTCACACCCTACGTCCGAGTGGGATACGGGAAGGAAAAAAAAGAAAGGGTGGGGTTAGTGAAATAAGAGTAGCGAAGTGAACGCTCACTGCGTTCGCTGAGCGGGCAACGAAACGCTCACTACGTTCGCTCAGGTAACATGAAGCGCCACATTTGTCAAGTGCAATGAGCAAATCATGCGAATTTCGTGACATTTCTTTGGTTTTTTGATTGTAATCATGATCCGTATCGCGCCCTAACTTGGGGAGCGCCCCCGCCCACGCCATTCTTCAGATAAGGACTGTATTCATCTTGGCACTGTGGGTTTTCCACAGGTAAGTCCAAGTTCTCCACACGTTTTCCACAGGAGTTCATCATGTTTCGTCATCATCTGTCCCTTGCATTGATCCAGGCTGCACACATTGTGGCTAAGGATCAGAGCAAGGAGAAGGTCCAGGCTTTCGTGAAGAAAGCACGGGTGAAGATCGCCAAAGCGATCGAGCCTAAAGACTGACCGTAACCAGGCGGTACCAGGGGTTCAATCCCCCTGGCAGTCATTGCCTTCAGCGGAGATAGGCACCGCACATTCAACTCAACACCATGTCACCCGACAAAACTCTCGCAGTTGAAACCACGCAAGCGATCTACTTCTTCTTCGTGTTTAGCGAAGCAGATATGGTGCAAGTAACCAAGAAGATTCTGAAGGGTCAGAAGGGTTACGACCAAAGCACCAGTCTCTCACTTGCTGGCGCTCGTAAGTTGTACTCACAGCTTGCCAACAGCTGATCCGTCAAAGCGGGAGGACAGGTGCAAACCCTGTCCCAGTTCTTGCCACCCACTGAGGGTGGCTTACATCAGATCAACTCATGCTTACCTATCAACCTGAGTGCGACGACCGTACCCGCATTGTGTGGTACGGCGGAGAATCAACTCAGCTTCACTTTCAGCACCGTGGCATTACTAATCGGTGGATCGATATCGAGACACAGACTCTTGGTCGTGGTATTCCCAGTGGTGTTAAGGAACTGCTTGCAGACATGCAGGAGTTCTACAACTACTGCTATGCCAACAACACACTGGAGAACATTTGACATGACCAGGAATTACATGCTTGGTGCAACGCTTGCCATTGTTATGGGCATGGGACTTGGCATGCTTCTGGCCGCTGGTGGTCAGAAGATGATCAACGCTCACTACCAGGAAACCTGTCGGTCACAGAAGGGCCATGCCTTAGTGATGATCACCAGTTTTCTCGGTGATGCATACTACTGCTTGGACAAGCGGTACCTTTGACATTACAGATTGATAACGTCTGCACTCAACCTTTCCGTTTGATACTGATCCGTATCGGGCGGTAGGTTTTCTGCAGACCTTTCGTCTGCTAGTCCCTTACTTCAATTCAATCATGTTCAGCAACACCATCGTTGGTAACATTGCTTTCATGGAGAAAGCCGTACACGAAAGTCGCGAGTTTCTTGCGATCACACTGTACGTTAAAGATCAATCCGAGGGAACTTGTCGCATCAAGTTCAACAATGCCAACGGACTACTTACTGCCTACAACAATGGCACACTCGTTGTTGGCCAGCAGCTTATCCTCAGTCAGTATGACGTGCGGATCAATTCAATCCGGACGCATTACGAAAAGGATGGCCAGCTGGTAGCACTAAAGTATCCCGAAGTTTCTCTCACTCGTGTTCGTGCCACCATCGGTGCAGCACCAGAGGCTAAGCCTGTTGCTCCTGCAGCCAAGGCTGAGCCTACACTTGCAGAACTTCCGTTCTGACATACGGACAATTATGTGCAAGATACGGACACGTTCGTAAAACTTATGGACGTGTTCGTATTGATTCCTGCACTTAACCCTGAGTAATACCAGGGTTTTCTGCAGGACTTAACATCCTGCACACCTGTGTTTACCCAACATCTCAACTCATGAAACACATCATTAAACTCGGCGTGAATCGATACCTTCACCTTGACTCATACGGTGAATCATTCATGCCTCAACGCGTTGGTCAAATCCTTTGTGCCATCGTCGTTGTTTCAATGGCTGCAATTACCACAGGTGCATTGCTTGGCGTTGATGTTTCCAATCCCAGCCCTGTTCCAACTCAATATGAAACTCGCTGAGCACACGCACACGCTTGAAGAACGTATCAATGCTTGGATCAAAGCATTAGAAACAAATTACTACAAGCGTTATCCAAACGATGACCGCGCACCTGACTATCTCAAATATGAGGTCAGGCCAGGTGTCAAGTACTACAAGCTCTGCATGCTGACTGCCAGGGGCAACGGTGAGTACGGAGCATCTGTCCATGCCTTCATTCATAGGCAGACAGGTGCCGTGTTCA